GTAGTTTGCATATCTGCTGGATCAATTTTTTCATACGTGCTTACATATTCTCTAATTTTTGTTTTGTATGGTTTTACTTCTTTTATGTAATCTTCATAATTTGCTAAATTGTCATTGTTAAATGAAACTTTCTGTTTTAAGTCACCAACATTGTGTTTTGCTTTTACAAAACTTGTTTTCATTGCGAAATCTGTAATTTTATTTTCACTTAATGCGTAACGCAAACTACTGAAGAATAATTTATTGTATTCAACTTTTAAATCTTCAATGAACAAATTATCTCTTATAGTTTCTATAATGATTCTTGTTTCTTTTGTTGGTATTGCATCATAGAACAATGTATCATAACCTGTGCTTTCATAACCTAATGTAGCACTAAAGTCATACAAATTATTTTTTAGTTGGATAGTACCATTTTGCTTACCAATAGTTTTGAAATTTTGTGTGTAGTCATCTGTAACATTGTCTGCAATTTTTTCTAGTAACAGCCAACCGCCTGAACCTACAGTTTGTATTTTTATTACATCACCTATTGCACATTCTAGTCCTAACAACTCATATGATTGTAAAACACTAAAGTCTATTGCGGTAAATTGATTGTATCCTGTATCATACCAGTCAGCATATTCCCAATACAACTGGACATTTATGCTTTGTGTCAAAGTCTTATTCCAATCTGTACCATTGTATTCATACACCGCCCATTTACCACCTAATGTAGAATCACTTGATACTAATACTGAATAGTTTCTAATTTCTGCAGTTGTTGTTTGTGTGTAACCAGTACCTTGTTTTAACACAGTGGCACTGGCAATTTCTCCTTTACTTGAAAGTGTTACGCCAATTAATGCTCCTGTACCTTTGCCAATTATATTAATTGCTGGAACAGTTTTGTATCCAGCACCTCTGTCAACTATTGTTACACCTGTAATTTTTGAATCCGTGATAGTAAGTTGTAGATTGGCTTGTCTTAAATTAGCAACACCTATAAAATTTAAATCATCCACACTATCAACCACTTGGTCAATCAATGCAGAATTTAATGTAGGCGCTGTATCTAATTGTAATAATGGATTTATGTCTTTTGTATCTACAATTAAATTTTCTATAAACACACTGTTGGCTCTTTCAACATATTGCTTTAATGCTTCTATTCTATTTTTAAACCAACTTTGTATTGGACGCAAACTTGTACCATATCTAATTTTTTCATTTAAATTAATATCTGGAACATAATTTCCAAATGTGTCACTACCAACTAGACTGTTTATCCAACTTAACTCTAAGTCTTTGTTAGGAACACTATTTGGTTCATTTTCAGTAATAATTTGATACTCGGTATGTATATTAATATCCGTTTTAGGAATAGTCCAAAATCTTACATTAAGAATTGTGTTTGCCTCATCAAGTAAATCACCACAATTGACTAATCCAAACTTATTAGGTCCATAGAATTGAATAAATTTAATTCCTTCTTTTTGAGGATTTTCAATAATCTTAGCAATTCGTTCAGCACTTATTTTTCTACTTTCTAATGCAGGTGCTTCTTTTTTATTTTTTACCCAAAAATAATATACTGGAATTTTACTTTGAGATATACTATCATATCTATTGTATGATACGTATGCATTATCTCCATCTTTAGATGTGCCTGTGATTCCTAAAGCACTTCCACTTTGAGACTGTGATAGTTCGTCATATTGACTTGGACGATAGATACTTTGTGTCCATTCATATACATCAATAGTTGATCCTGTAAACAACATATTAGCATTATTGTTGTTGTATATCAAATCATTCTGGTAAGGATATTTGAAACTTGCTGTTGATATATCCCACCATACACGACCTAATTGTTGACTCATCCAATGATTAGTTGCGTCTTGGTTGCCTATTGTTCCTGTATTGTACACAGCAGGATCAAATGGCGTTTTGTAGAAAATTTCTTGCTCTGCTACCCCGGCAATTTTTCCTTGCAACACATCTATATAATCTAGAGTTGTGTAAATTTTATTCGTACTCTTGTTGTAAACAAATACTGATTTTATTTGTGATAGATCAACTGTATCATGTGGACTTCTAATTTTTCTCCAACTATTTGTTTCCCCTCTTCTGTAATCAATTACCGTTCCTACACCCGTGCTTGGTAGTTGTAAATCTGTGACTGCCAAAGTTATGTGATTGTTTCTGACCACAAAATTATCACCAAAAGTATCTATTGTGCTATCAGCAAAGTAACTAAATTTTTCGCCATACAATAATGTGCCATCAATGTTATTAAACACATGAACTGCACCAACGCCTTTGGCTGTTGCGACAACTAAATTTGTGCCATCAAATTCTAATTCATTTCCAAATAAATCTTCAGCACCCGCTTCTGGCGTTCTTAATGTTTGGCTCAATTCAAATGCGCCATCTACTTGTTTGTATATGTACACAACACCTGCATTTACATTTGATAAATCTTGTCCTGGTGTACCAACTGCAATAAATGTTCCATCGTCACTGACTGATACACTTGCACCGTAAGTTGTTTCGCTATCAGGAGCAGTTAGTGTTTGTGAATATACGTAATGTCCTTGCTTTAGTCTATACACAGTGATGTTTGTAGCACCAGTATCAAATGTGTTGCTAGTAGCAATTATTGAACCGTTTCTTGAAACATCAGAAGATTTTGCAAATTTTAATAAACCTGTTTGTAACATAGTTGAATCAGTTGCATACTGAACTAACACACTGCTGTCATGCAAACTCTGTTCACTATTAGGAATAACATTTCTATTGTCTACATCAGTATTGAGTTGCACCCATGCCTGAGACTCTAGATTGCTGTTTGCATCCACATTTGTTTGTGCCTGATAAAAATAACCATTACTAAACACAACATCATTAATATAGTATGGAACATTATCATCAAAAGGTCCTTTGTAATTTGTGTTTTTAGCCAATACCCAAGCACCATTTTCATATTTGATTATATGAATAGATCCAAAGTTATCTACAACATTATCTCCTTGTGCAGAGATGTATGCATAATATTGACCACTAATTATTGCAAAATTAATTTTTGAACCTAGTCTTAAATTGTTTTTTACTTCTGGTACAGTAAATGATCCTTTGTAATTAAAAGGTGCACCAGGTTTCCTTTCGTAAACAACATATGCTCCTTCATTAGTTCCTCCAGTTGTTACACCTTCGCCTAACGGAATATTGAAAACTTGTTGCCAGTCTTTGTTAACTTTACTTGGAGTATTTGCTATTCTAGATGTTCCTTGAATAGTAATTTCATTCCATAGCCAATATTCCTTGCCATTTGTTTCATATACAACAGAATTAATAACCGGTGGTGTAATAAATTCGTCATCTTCAAATACAAACAATGAACCTGCTGATTGGTTTTCAAATTCCGTTTTTAGTATAGCACCCATTAATCTATTAGGTGTACCAACAATAGTGATGTTACCGTTTTCAGAATGTTGACTACCTAATCTAAAAGCACCTGATTTATTTTTAATGAACAACTCAACTTCATTATTTCCAATAGTTCTTACAAAAGCAACTTCACCGGTATTGCTTGTTGTGTCATCTAATACTGTGTCACCGATGCTTGGCACATAAAATATTCCATTAATATCCGGCTGTACCTGTACTAAAATTTTTCCGTTCCAAATATCTTTTATTCTTTGTTTTTTATTTGTTTTAGTAAAATTCAAACCTAAAACATCTGGATCATATCTGTTTCCTTGATCATCTCTTATATTGTTTAACCATAAACTTACTGTGTTGTTTTCTGTTTCAGCAACATTGTCATAAGGAACTTTGTTTGTAAACATAGGTGCTGTGCCTCTTACATACCACATTTTACTTGTTTTTAATCCTGTGAATTCACCTGTTCCTGCAACAACAAATTCTTGATTGTAAGTTAAGACAGCCAATTCACTTCCTGCTGTAGGATGATCTGGTTGTGTATTTGCTTTTGCTTGAATTGTATCTAAACTGTTTACAAAAGTTTGTACGCTTCTGTTTTCTTGATTTTTTATAATATCTTTAATGACCAAAGCAGGATTAACATCAAATAAAGTTTCATTAACAACATTTGTATCTGTAGGATAACTTGTTGTCGGATTTGGTGTTTGATTGAATGGAGTTGTTATTGCCCACCAGCCACTATTGTATGGATCTTGATCCGTAAATGCAAGGTAGTACGAACCAACAGATAAGTCAACACCTGTGCTTAATTCACCAGTGTCGCCAAATGCTCCTTGAACTTCATTTACATATAAAAGTGTTTTTGTGCCTACTTTTCTTCTGTATACAACTCTAGCATTTCCTGTTGCTGTGTATACTATTTCTGACACTTCTGCGTCATTAACAGTTTCATTTATAACAAATATTTTTTCTACTTTGTGTAGTATTGTGTGTTCACCAGTCAAAAACGCAGAATCTATATTTGCAGATGAATAGTTTCCATTAAACGGTTCTCTTCCGTTAGGATAGATAGAAGTAAATTTATTCCATTTTAACTGAAGTTTATCACCTACTGCTGTCCCTAAAAACTGTTCTGTGTTTGCTCTGATTAGTAAATGGTCTGTTGTTACATTTCCAAACACGTGATCACCAATTACTAAATTAGTTATATTTTCGTATCCAAGTAAATCGGCATCATAAGTAGATTCAAAAGCAAAAGCATGACTATCAAAACTTGTAAAGTCTACAGAGTCATCTTTACTGTAAACTTGATTCAAGGCTTGCCATAATTGTTCTTTGTATTGTACAATTTCATTTACATTATAATTGTTACTAGGATTATAAGCACCTTTAAAATTGCTTCTAATGTTGTTTGCGTTAGGTACACCAACAATTAAATGTAATCCATCATCACTTAATGCAAGGTTATCTCCATATTGAACACCAGTATCAAATACTTGTGACGTTGTTGAAAATACATTTTCAGTTGGTGATTCAATAATTTGTAGCAATGAATATTGTCCACTTTCAGTGCCTCTTTCATAAATGTATATTTTGCCTTCTTCTTCACCTGTTGCAGAAATGGCGAGCAAAGTGTTTTTTGCATTTGCTGAAATGGATTTACCAAAGTTAGTATTAGTTAATTTAGTATTACTAATCTCCTGATGTGATTTGTAAACACTATTGTTTTTTACAACTGCCCAACGATTTGCATCTGATTCATCTATCCAGAAAGTATCATTTTCAGTAAGTCCTCTTGCATAAACTATATCATTTATTTCCGATGCTTTTCCTAGTCTAGATTCAACAAGTGTTAAAATTTGTGCGGTGTCTGTATCTTTTACAGCCTCGTTTAATTCGACAACCAATGTTGTTCCTACATTGCTTACAACTTTTAAAATATATTTTGTATCAGCGAAAACTAACACTACATATTCGTTAGCAGTAACTGAAATAGCATTGTCTAATTCTATTGTTATATTGTCTGCTTTTGTGATAGACGTGCTAGATGCACCACTATTAATAACTTTATATACATTCCACAATCTATTATTGTAACCTACCCAAATGTATTGATCAGTAAAAATTTTATTTGCATCTAGTGTTGGCAAATCATCATATTTGAAGACAGAATGATCTACGTCTTCTAAATCAACATAACCTGCACTTTGCAACACAGAACTGTCAATGAATTTTTCAGGAAACGGATTTCCGTTGTAATCTTTGTTTTTTAGATACACATCTTTTTCAGGAATTGTTATTCTTAAATCTATGTTGTTTACGTCTTCTATTTCATTCAATTCAATTGGTTGTGGATTTAATCTAAACTGCGGTTCATTTAAAGTAAATTCTACTTCTTGATATGCTTCGCTGGCACCAAATTGTCCTTTACGCAACGCCCATTCTTCATTAAATTCTACACTTTCTTTATTTGCACTAGTCAACGCCTTGAATAATTTATCTAAACTATTACGTGTACCTTTTTCCCTGATGTATCCTTGATAAAATTTGTACTGACTTACGTCATCATTTATAATATTTGCTAGGTAATTTCTTGCTTGGTAACCTAATAAATGCTGAGACATTTTTTGTTGTTCAGTATCAAAATTGTCTGTGTTTAGATCATAAAAGTCTGTAAACTGCAATGCTTTGTAATCGAAGTTTGGAATTAATCTAGATTCTGGTCTTATTGCTAGTTGCACCCATTTTGTATCATCAAATTCTTGAGTGCCATCTATTCTATTTTTCGCAGAATAAAAATACTGTTTGTATTTTACCAATGCTGATGTTGGATAATTTTTAAATGGTTCCCAATCTTCTGCTGTGGCATTATCAAAAATAAATCCTGGAACACTGCTACTACCATTCCAGTCTGCGTTAATGTAACCTAAAACTTTTAATCTTTCTTGTCTGTACCCTGCTTCAGGTTGGTAAATGATGTCGTTAAACACTGTTGTATTATTAAAGATACACACGTGTTCTTTTTGCACGACAGGTATTCTTGCAAAATAAATTCCATTTACAGTATTTTTAGTTAAAATTTCAAAATGATTATCCTGTCTAACAATACGTAAATTATCTTTCTCTATTTTTCTGCCGTCCTCTTTTAAAACTTCATACTTGCTTCTTAATTCAAACAAATTATCTGCTGTAGAAAATTTACTATCTAAGACAAGTTTTGATGCTGAAGGACTTAAAGAAATTACTGCACCAGCCTTCCAGTTTTGTGTACTCCAGAATAAAAATTCTCTTAGGCTTAAACGCCAGTTAGCAACTTCTTCTACTCTGCCGTCATAGTTTTCAAATTCAAAGCCTACGCTTTTTAGATATGCGTCATAGCCAGCAATAAAATCAGCAACTTCTTGTACAGTTTTGTATACTGTTCCATAAGGTACTATTTCCACATCAGGTAAGAAATTTTTTCTAATTTGAACAGTAACACCGCCCTCAATAGGCAAAACAGGTATTTTAGTGAATCTAGATAGATCGAATGCTTGTCCAGATGTGTGCGATTCAGTTACAACATAAAATTGTCTGCTGTTTTTTACATACGCACCTTTGCTGTAATACTTTTCTGCTTCCCAGTTGACAAATTTAGCACTGACTCCTCCAACTGTAATATTAGGATCTGAACTTTTCTTCAAAACATTTAATATTTTAAATTGAGGAGCAAGTTTATCATATCCTCTTATGATATAACCTGATGCTTGTTTTTCAATAATTAATCCACTGTAAGTGTAGTTGTCTATAGGAGCACTAGTATTAAACGCAATTTGATAATCTTCTTCGGGTACAAAAACATCAGTAGAATTGGTTGTTGTTTTACTATCCAATTTAATTTTAAATTTATCTTTAGATGTGTAACCTCTAATTTTAAATGTTAATCTAGGTTGCAAACTTGCAACAAGTTCTTTGTAATTTTCGTGATTGGTTAGATCTACTACGTTCACATATTCTGTGATATAATTTGTTAAACCAGCAGTAAATGATCTTGTTGTATCGTTTGTTGTATTATGAAATACTAAATTTCTTGAACTTATCCTATTGTTCGTATCACCATATACAAACTGTCCTGCACTGTTAATTGTTATACGAGATCTATCAAAAGCAAGACCCATAAATTTAGCAGGCTTATTACAAAGTATTGCACTTAATAATGCAAAAGGATAATACGCACTTCTTCTCCAAGCAGTTTCAACTGGTGCTTCGTCACCAAAAACAAAATCATTTTTTGTCGGTGCAGTTACGTATTCTTTTGCAAAATTACTGTCTAATGGACTTAATAAATTTCCTGAACTGTCTACTGGTATATGATTTAATAAATTTGGTCTTGCATATTTTTTAACAAAAACGGCAGGTTTGTTAGGCTCACGTATTACACCATCTTGTAAATCAGTCCATAAGATTAAATTATCTCTTGTATATGGTGCTGGCCCATACACGTCTTGCCACCATGTTGGTTCTTCTGTAAAACACAACATTTGCCAAGGAGTTAGGTGTGGTGTGTCTGTATCATATGCAAATTTGTATACTGCTCTCCAATAGCCAGGTAACAGTTCTCCTGTTGGCGAAGACATTTTAGAATAATTGTATGTAAAACTCTGATTATCCACATATGTGTCATTGTCTGTATAGTCTAAATTTCCAATAAGTCTCAACCAATCAACAAAATCTGAAAGTAACACATTGTCTATAGACTGTTTTGTTATGCCTGTATTTCTATACAATCCAGGCACATAGTCCTTAATGCTTAAAATGTTTTCATCATACTCTACTTTTATATTGTTGTAAATTCTTTTTTCTAATTCTAATATCAAGTCATCTCTATAGTCCTCGTATGCAATAGTAATAGAACCATCATGACCTTGGATCACTTTTTTAGTTGTTGGATATGACGTATCATCAAATATTTTAGGAGTAAACTTTGGATACAATCCCATCTTGGTTGGAGTTTCTGGTACGTGGCATCCGTCGGTTGTTTCATATTCATATACAGCAATTATGTCATCTAAAGCAATAGTTCTAATAACGTTTACAAAACCTGCATTATCAAAGTTATAATCTTTTCCATGCAACAATAGTTCACCATTTAAATAAACTAACACACTTTTTGATGAAGGTTTAGTAAGATTAAAATTTGCATTTAGTTGATAAAAAGGATTATCAGCATTAATTACTTTGTGTTCAGTAAGCACATAGGCTCCATGTGCAAATAAATCTGAAAAGTAATACGGTGTTGCTGTGGTGCTATCTTTGTTTATTTCTGCAATTATTTTTTCAAATAAATCTCTAGTGTCAGCATCAATTCCTATTGTCTCTGCAGTTTGAATAAATCTTCTTTTGAATTTTCCATATTCGTTTTGAGCATTTTTAATTGCTTCAATTACATTACTTGCTTTATTATTAAAATAAAATAGTGGTAAAGTTATAGGCCCAGAATGTTGTACAAATTTTGTTGCATACTTGCTTTGTTCTCCAAGATCTCTTAAATTGCCAACACCAGGATACACACCTTGCCACTCAGGATGATTTTCTACAATACTTTTTATATGATCGCCAACTTCACCTAAACTAAATTGTGTGACATTTTGATTAAGAGGATTAGATTCTAAATTGCTGGCTATTTCGTAAAACCCATTTGTATTTTTTGCAGTATCACTATGTGTTTTAATAATAAGATTTTGATTTTCTTTTAACACAGAACTAAAACGTACTAATTTAACTCCGTTGACATCTACAAGTGTGTAATCTTTGTTTAGTTTTTTTCTAATGTTGTCTACAATCACTGTGACTTCTAAATCTGTTAAATCAGCACTGTTATCATAAACATCGATTGCAAAATCATTAGTTTGTGTTTCTGTGACCACATACTGCCTGATAACTTTTTGACTTGATTCTTTTTTGCCTTTTACCCAACCATTGACTACTGTGAAATTTACTTGATCTTTATACTGTCTTAAAAATCCTTTGTCACTTGAAATACTGTCAGTGGCTTCAAGTTGATATGAATAAGTTTCATTCAATAAATCAAAATTAAATAAAATATCTCCAACATTAGCAACATTTTGATACGACAACGGAAAGCCTAATTCTGTATCATTTACGCCTTCTCCTTTTTTATAAGAAAATACTTTGTTACCTGTAAAATTAATTGCAGGATAAATTGTGTTGTCTGAAAAACTTACACCATTGTTATCATACAATTCAAATAAAGGTGCCTGGTTTACTGAAGTTTTCTTTTGTCCTTCTAGCCAATCAGTGCCATTAAAATAAAAACTTTTGCCTGCGTTTTTATTTCCTTGTGTAACAAACAGCACGTCATTTAAAATTGGATCACCATCTGATTCTTTAACCAAACTTATCTGTTTTGTTGTAGTAGTTCCATCATAAAAGTCAATTAATTTTACTTTGTAAATCCTGTTGTTTGCATCTGTGCTTGTATCTGCTGTGAATAAAACACGCATACCTTCAATCAGTTGCACTCCATCAACAAAATGTCCAGCACTACCTTCAATTTCACTGAAAATATCTGCGGTTGTACTGTCAATCAAATTTACATTTTGTTTTGCTTTTGTACCAAATTGATAAAGTTTCAATCCTGAAGAAAATTCAATGATTGGTCTTCTCGCTCTTGTATTTTGATCAACAGTGGTTTCTAATCCATTTATCCTTGCTGAGTCTTCTACAACTTGCCTGTGTACCCATCTATTGTATCTACTCCATGGATTTCTATCCGGTGATGCTTTAGAAATAACAACATAATCTTTTGTTGTTGCGAAACTAGTTGAAGTGCCGAATCCAACACGGTCAAAATTAATAGAGTCAAACGGCACTGGAAATTCTGTTGTGTAATCTGCGGTGATTTCTACTTCAGATGCTTTGATAAGTCTTATTGCTGAACCTACACCATCTACGTAATATTCATCTTCGCTGTAACTTTGCGGAGTAACTTGACCTCTGAAGTTAACTTTCATTCCATTAGAAAGACTGAATCCACTTGGCAATGTGTATTCTTTTTTACCTACTACATCATTATCAACATCAATTGCACTGTTTTCTTCAATATCAAATATCCTAAATTCACCGTAAGTATTGATATCATTTGTTGACTGGTAAAATAAAGTATTAGGAGCAGTATCTGGTACTTCAAATGTAACTGTGCCTTGTTCAACTTTTTGTTGATCAACTCCTAAATTATATAGATATTGATCTCCTTCTAGAACAGATGTTCTAATTGTAAAAGGCATTCCTGCACAGTCAAGATTAAATTTATATGTTTGACCTCTGTACAATTTTAACGCAGGATTTTTTGTAAGACCATCTGGACTAAAAACATATGCATAATTAATTTGACTTGTATCTAATGTAACGGAATATGTTGAAGTTACATCACGTTGTTGTCCTGTTACAGTTACAGTCAAAGGACCATATGGTAACCAATAATATTCTCTAAAGTTGTAAAATTTGTCCCAGTCTATTTGAGGATTCCATGCATAATATTCTTGTGCATTTAACTTACTATGATCTAAAGTGTTACCTCCTAGATTTTTAATAGAATTTATGTAATCAATATAATCCTTGTGAAAAACATTGTTACCAAGAGTATCAAAGGCAGTGATTGCTGGTTCTAATTTGTAATTTTGTCTATCATCACTTATCTCTTGTATGTAAGGATCATTGGCTTCAAAAGCCTTTGCATTTTTTCTACCGTAGTATGCACTAATTTTTTCTGTTTGTCCTTCAGAAATAAGTTGGTCAACTGTGCTATGTAAGAATTTTTCATTTACAGGAGTTCTAAAGTACTTCGGTAAAAAGTCGGAAGACTTTTTTTTTGAAGAATTTAATGGACTATTTTCTGATTGACCTTTACTGTATGCCATGGTTAGTAACCGTAGCCTCCACCACCGCCTCCGGAACCACCGCCAGAGCCGCCTCCGGAACCACCGCTAGATCCACCGCTACTGCCTGATGAACTTGATGAACTGGATGAACTTGATCCGCTTGAGTAACTCAACGGAGTTGCTGATGTTGTGGTGTTTGTGCTTGTTACTATACTCTGATCTGTACCAAATGATGTTACAACTTCTCCTGATGCCCTTAATTTACTTGCCGTTATGGCATCTATAACTTCTACATTATCTACAGTTGCTCCACTTATAAAAATTTCATTGCTTTCAGATTTGATTTCAAATAGACTTCCAAATCCTTGAGTTGCAGTGTTTGGAACAATAACGAATGTTGCAAGATCTGGTGCTAGTACATTCATCACAAATGTGCTTAATTCAGAGAAATAAAATGTGTCCCCGAATTCCCAATTTTCTAATGCAAAGAAACTGTTTATAGCATCTATTACTCTAACTTTTAATTCACTGTCGTTAATAACTTGCTCATTATTTTTTACTATTTTGAATGTTGCTTGTAAAGATGTATCTGCTTTGCTACCAAATAAAACTTTGTAAGACACAGGATGATAAATTAATTCATCTGAAATACTTTTAATTAAAGCAAGTTCAGAACCATAATTTTTAAACAAACTGTCAGCACTTGGTGTTTTAGGTTGTGTAGGCAGTGCGTTGTTTAACCATTGTCTAAATTGTCTATCATAATTTCTTGTTAACAAGTACAAATCTATTATGTTGCTAGTGCTTGGATCAATACGAGAATTGCTGTCTGCTGAATGCACATAATGGAATTTTAAATCTCCTCTACCTGTTTTTGCTAGGTAATTTGTATTGTTAATTAAAACATTATTCACTTTGTCTATGCTTTTAAAAGAATCACTGTCAATCAAATACAAAATTGTTCCATCATCATAAGTGCTGAATGGTGCAATACTATTTGAATTTTGAACAGTAACAATTTTTTCTGAATTTTCATCTACATAGTTTATTTCATTACTTCCGTCATTGAAATCTGTAATTTTTAAAAATATAAATTTAGATGTGTCTACAATCAATTCAAAACTTTCTGGATTATCTATAAATCCATCTTGATCGCTATCAAATAGTGCTACTTCTAATTTTTTACTGTTTACATAACCACTATTTTCTCTATATTCTTTTATTCCACTAAATGAAACATCTTGTGTTAGTGTGCTAGTTGTGTTTGGTTTAGTATTGATACTTAAAACTGTAATTTTATCTTTTTTTGTTTTTCCTGTCTTAGGATTGTAATTTTGATTACTTGAATCATAAAAGAACCTTATCTCCTTATCAGATTCAAACACATAACGCATACCTCTATTTTCCATGGTATATGTTTCACCATTATTTGTAAAGATCAGTAACCAACTGGAGTCTAGTCTTTGATTACTGTCGTCACCACTTTTTCCAATATTAAAATCTCCAAACACATTTAAATTAGTTTCCTTAATTAATTTCCATTCTCTTGTATCTGTATCGAAACGTAAACCGAAAGTATTAAAAGCAAAAATCTGTTCAATGATATCATTTTTCAAACCATTACTTAAAAATCTTGTAAATTTAGATTTTATTTTTTTAAGTATTGCTCCTGTTGGCACTATATCGCTGAATGCAATTGGTCCTGTTCCATCAGTTTGCACTGTTTTACCGTCACCAACAACACTTACCACTGAAGTCCAAATATAATCGCTACTGCCTGGATGGTCGGCTGTGCCTGCCATTAATTTTCCATCTGGCATAAAATGAAAACCAGTAGGCGCTTCAAATTTACATAAGGCTCCTGTTTCAATATATTTTAACTGACTTGTAGTTGTAGGCCCAGCGTCATATTTTAGATTGTCTGGATCTTCTAAAAGTCCTGTGCTGTTATTGTTACCCGATGTTGATTGAACAAAACTTGCATTTAAATCATCAACTAATATATCAGGAAACTCATTAATAAAATAATTGTACAGTCTAGTTTCACTCAAGACAGGTTCAATTTTGTTTATAATCACGCCTTCAATGTCTGTCCTAGTGGAAAAAGTAAATGTGTTTAAATCATTTATTTTTTCTCTATAAACAACTCCATCATTTCCATAGACATTAACATCACTGCTTGTGCCAGTGGCATCAACAAAATCAAAATATTTAGAAATGCCAGTGCTAACTCTGTTTACACTTTTTACTTTTACTATTTCTCTATTTTTTCCTAACGGAGCAACATTGTAATCTTCACCTGTAATCATTCTGTTTTGTGTGTAAAATGAAGTTGGCGCATTTACTTTAATATTTGAATTTGTTTCTGTTGTGGTGCCATTGTCAACTGTGTATTGCAAACTACAAACAAAACTTAAAGTTTCAGTTTTGCCAGACGCAGACACGTAAGGAATATCTATTTGAATGTTTTGCATTTCTGACGGCTTAATGTCAAACGACAAATTGTTAGAAGTTCGATAATATGTTCTAAAATTACCTTGAGGTAGATCGCCAAATACTCCATCGGAAAATTGTAAAGCAATTCTATCTTGGGTTCTAGTAACTACACTGTAAGTTTTTCTGTTGTTTTTGTTTAAAGAATTGTAAATGATATTATTTCCAACCATTGAATCTAACTTTGTCCAAAGTGTGCTTGGTAATCCATCACTGTTCAATTGATATAGCCAAACGTCTGTATTGTTTACTCCCCTTGCATCAACACTAATCTGTTGATTTGGTGTAGGTAAATCTACTGAAAATTCTCCCGAGTCTAAAAACCCTTGTCTAAAATGCACAAAAAATCCAGTGTTGGCACTTGATGCACCTTGGCCATCATCTTTGTATATGAAAGAAAATTTTCTTCCTGGAAGAGGAGCCTGCTCACTTATGGATCCATCTTTCACTTCTGCACTAACAATTTCAAATTCAAAATTTCTTCCATCAACAGATTTATTAAATGCGTACACAGGAAGATCTGCTCCACTGGATTGAACTTGATACTGTTTAGTTGAAATACCATTGACTGTATCTACCGCTATAGGTTTTCCAAATTTAGTGTTTGGACCAAAAGACGCATTCATTACCTTAATAAATTGTTCGTACCAATCAGAGTTTGAAGAATCTGCCCAACTTATTTCTGCATTTGACAAATTTAAATTGTTGCTGTCAATTACGTTTTCTGAGGTAGATACTGCCACAATTTTTAAAAATCCATTTGCACATTGATTACGTGTGGCATTGTAACTTAAAAGTCTTGCCAATCTTAATACAGATTCTCTTCTATCTGCTAATTCTAAAAAATTTTCTCTTGCGTTTAAATCAATCCTGTATGATAAATTTTGACCTAAGAATGCAATCAAATCAATTAGTGCAAGATATTCTGAACTTTCTATGTAATCATTAAAATCTTCTGGATAATTTTCACGCAAATATTCTATCATGACTCTTTTTAAATTGTCAAAGTCATAACTTTGGAATTCAGCGTTTCGGAAAGTCTGATATATGCGTTTCCAATCTTCTGCTAAAAGTAATCTATTCTGTCTTTGTGTTATGGACATAGTTTTTTATTTGTATTTATTGGCTCCTATTAAGTACCTATTTAATTAATTAACCCATTGTCCTCATCAAAACGTAATCGCATATTTTCTGACACGTTGTAGGTCAAATAGGTAAGTTGACACTCAATTTGTAGTCCACTTTCATATTGACTTACTGTGACACCGTCTACGCTGACTCTTGGGTCATAGTTAATAATATCTGTAACATTTTCAGCAATAAAATCTCTATTTTCAACCGTTAGTGGTTCATACACCATATCCCAAATTATTGTACCAAAATTGGGATCTTCCAACTTTTCTCCTTTGCGAATATGGAACAAATTGATAATGTCCTGCTTTATCAGTGCGATATCAAATAACTTAAAGTTTGTATTGTCAGGATTGGCTGTGCTGAGTCCTCTGTAGGTTCTTTGAGCAGGTTCTACAGTAGGCCTATCATTTGCTGGTACTGTAATTTCTTTATATAATTTTTTCTCTTGTGTCGACATACAAATATTTAACCTTTAAAAATCTCCCACCACTCTTCCTTCTGGATCTACATATAAATTCAAATAAAATGGATCTCTTGTCACAGCCGCTGTGCTGGTTGGAATATCAGTTGAGGAGTTCCTATCTGTGTTAGTTGCAGATACGTTTGTTGGATTTAAATTTTCATGATGTCCCCATGGTTCGTGCTGAGGCACACGTTTCATAATGCTTGACGTGCCAGGTAAACTATGAGTTGACAATGCGTTTACCAGTGTAGCATTAGTACAATCTATTGCACCTGTGCGTGGTGGGTCGGACGGACAACTGAAATCGGTTCCACCGTTTGGTTTAGTGGTATGACTATCTCCACCTAATGTAAACCAATTATTTGTACCAACATTTAAATGATATTCACTACCGGTGCTGACAAAACCATTTGCACTTGCTTTTATTTCGAATGTGCTAGATTCTGTGTGCATTGTTGAACTTTTTATGTTTGTATTTCTTCCTGCTTCTAAATTAATATCTCTTTCTGCTTTAAAATTTAAATCTTGATTAGAATGAACACTTACAGAGTCATTTGCAAAAATATCAATTTTTCCATTTGCAGTCATTTCTACCCAAGTGGTTCCTTTAGCATTTCCAATATAAATTAAATCTTCTGAATTGTGCAATAATATTTGGTGACCTGTCCTTGTTCTTAATCTAATAAGTTCATTAAATGGACTATTAGGCGCTCCGCCTTTTTCTTTTTTTGACTTGTCAACATAACCATACGATGTGTCAGCCGCAGACCCTTGTCTTATTAAAGTTTGATCACCGTCATCCATAACAAAAGAAGATCCGCCTTTTCTTTGGAAATGATATACTTGTTGCTTTCTAAACTTTTCATCAAAATCTTTATCAACTGGTCCAGGCGTTAAAATGCCAAATACACTAGACGGCACTTCTCTCCTTGCAGATGATGATGTAATTCCCCTTGTTTCATCTTCAATTAAACCTTGATTGGCAAGTATATTTTTAAATTCATTATGAACTGGTTTAAGGAAATGGTTAACATCTTTTTTAATATCATTCTTGTTGTATTTTTTATTGTACTCTACCACTGGCATTTTTTTATTGATCTCATCTGCTTCAGTAGAATTGTGTAAATTTGTTGCAGGATTACCTTCAGGTAATTGAAAGTTCATTCCTTCTTGTTGAATGCACCCAAACCAAAATGCTTTTTCTATGTTTCCTTCAACAAAAATTACCATTACTCTGTTGCCAACATCGGGCGGTACAAACCACATTCCGTATGAACTTTGGCTGTACCTGTAATCTTTATCATCTTTAACATGAAGATTCGGTGTGGTGCCGTAAAAAGGATTTAGATATTTTGCTCTAATAGTTTGCCCTGTGTGTCTAGTTGCACCACTTTCTAATGTTTTTAAAAGTTCGACTTTCAGTGAACCTTGATGTTTTGGATCCATCACTGCTCTGACTATTGCTTCATATGGTCCTGGATTACGTCTAAGGTCAATTTTTAAATCTGTTCTACTTAAATTTGGCATA